CGGGCGCTTCGGCTGGCTCGCTCGACGCGGCGATTCCGCCGAGCTGGCCCGCCGAATGGTGGCAACGCGGGATGCGGCCCTATGCGAGCGGCGAGCCGGCGACCGTCAACGCCTGCGCCAACGCCTATGCGCAGACCATCGCGCAACTGCCCGGCACGCATTACCGGCTCGACGGCGAGGATAACCCGATCAAGGTCACGACGTCGGCGCTCTCGCGGATTTTGCGCAATCCGAACTCGTATCAAACCCGCTCGGATTTCTTGGTTAACTTGGTTTCCGACCTGATGTTCGCCGGCAATGCCTACGCCTGGGCCGAGCGCAACGCGCGCCAGGAAGTCACGGCGCTTCACCTGATGCCCGCGCGCCAAGCCGCGCCCTATGTCGAGCCCGAAACCCGCGCGATTTTCTACGGGCTCGGGCGCAATCCTTTGGCGGGCGAAATCGACTACCTCGCGCCGCAACGCGACGTCTTGCACGTGCGCGGGCGCTGTCGCCCCGGGCAACCCTTGCGCGGAATCTCGCCGCTCGAATGGTCAATCAGCGCCCGCGCGGCCAATAGCGCGATTAGCGACACGCAAGCGCGGTTTTTCGAACACGCCTCGCAACCGTCGGGCGTCTTGTCGACCGACCAAGCTTTGACCGGCGACCAAATGGAACGCCTGCGCGAACGCTGGCGCGCGCATTCGGCCGGCGTGCACGCGGGCGAGGTTCCGGTTCTAAGCGGGAATCTCAAATGGGTGCCGATGGGGATGACCGCGACCGATGCGCAATTGGTCGACACGTTCAACTTGACGATTGCCGACATTGCCCGCGCGTTCGGCGTGCCGCTGCCGATCATCGGCGACTTGACCGCCGCGACGCTGCGCAATGTCGAGCAATTGGTCGAATTGTGGCTCGCGCAAGGGCTCGGCTATTGGGTCGAACATATCGAAGTCGCGTTCGATAAGTTTTTCGGCCTGCCCGACGGCGAATATACCGAACTCGACACCGATGTTCTGTTGCGCACCGCGTTCAAGGAACGGATTGACGGGCTCACGACGGCGATCACGGGCGGGCTCTATTCGCCGAACGAAGCGCGCAAAAAGGAAGGGCTCGGCAAGGTCGCGTTCGGCGCCGAACCGCGCGTGCAAGCGCAAGTCGTGCCGCTCTCGCAAGTCGGCAAGCAACCGTCGGCACCGTCGGCCCCCGCGCCCGGCAATCCGATCAACGATCCCTCAGCGCCGCCGGCCAATGACAATGTCGGCAATGGGCCGGCGAGCAATGCCCCCGCTGGCGCGCCTGGGGCCGCGCCTGGGGCCGATGCGACCCCGGCTGGGGCCAAGAGTGCACCCGATGCCGAAACGCGCTTAGGCGACGCCCTAGCCGTGCAAGGCGCCGCGATCGTCGCGCAAGTCGCCGAGCTGATCGAAGCGCGCGCCCAAGCAAACCCCGGGCCCGCGCCGCCCGAACTGTCGAGCGATCCGCTTGCCGCCGCCGCCATCTTGCGCGCTCATGTCACGGAGGCGCGCCGTGCCGTTCGATAGTCAAGCCGTGCTCGGCGCCGTCGGGCTCGTGCTCGCCGAGCACGAGGCGGCAACCGGCGAGCAACTGGCATCGCTCAAAGCTTGGCTCGCGGGCGATATGGCCGCGCGGCTCGCCGAACTGCCGGCGCCCGAGCCCGGCCGCAACGGCGAGGACGGGCGCGACGGCACCGACAAAATGGTGCTGTTGCCGCGCCATATCGGCGCGGGCGATGCTTTCGCCGTTAATGATATCGCTTGGCACAACGGCGGCATCTGGCAAGCCGTGCGCAACGGCATCGGCGACCCGAGCCGCGACCCGGCCGGCTGGAAATGTATCATTCCCGGCATATCGGCCGTCGAAACCCGCGAGGACTTTGCAACTCGAGAATTGATTTTCGGCTTTCGCATGAGCGATGGCACCTTGCACGAAACCCGCTCGCGCATGCAGCCCGGCTTGCTTCCCCCCGATCACGAGGCGCGCGGCTGGGGCGTCATTGCCGGCGACATTATTCGCGACGGCGATTTTGACCGCCAAGCGCTGCGCGACAACCCGAGCGATCCCGCCGACTGGACCGTTCGCGAAGTGCGCGGCCGGCGCGGGCGCGACGGCAAGAGCGTGCCCGGCGAACCCGGCCGCCCCGGGCCCGGCCTGATCGGCTTGACGATCGCGCGCGATGCCCAGACCGCCCGGCTCGTCATCGTGCCGACCTTTGCCGACCCGAGCGTTAAAGCCGAGCCCGTCGCCGTCGACCTCTTGACCGAGGAACCCGAGGCGACGCGCCATATCATACGCACCTTTTGCGGCGCTTGGCGCGGCGGCAAGCGCTACGGGCGCGGCGATGTCGTGCGCCACAAGGACGCGCTGATGCTGTCGCTTCGCCCCGACAATGACGAGGCGCCCGCCGACGGCTCGCCGAGCTGGGAAAGGATGGTCTAACGCCATGCCGCTGGACCTCGCCGCCTTGAAAGCCCGGCTCGGGATTGATCCCGCCGACACGTCGCAGGACGTCGCGGTTGCCGCCGTTGCCGCCGATGCGCAAGCGCTTTGTGAGGACTATTGCGACCGCCAGTTTGACCTTGCGCCCGATAGCGAAACCTTCCGCCATAGCGACACGACGATATTGCTGCGCCGCTGGCCAATAGACCTCACGACGCCGCCCGTCATCACCGACGCCAACGGCATCGACCTGTCGGCGAACTGGACCGTCGACGCCCCGCTCGGCGCGCTTTACCCTGATTACGGCTGGCAAAGCGGCCCATGGTACTATTACGGCCGCCCTTGGGCCGAATGGCGCGGGCAATTGACGGTCGCCTATACGGGCGGGTTCAATCCTTGGCCGCGCGGCTTGACCTGGGCGGTCACGATCGCGTTTGACGTGCTGTGGAGCGAAACCCCGGGGGGCATGCTTGAACCCGGGCCGCCCGGGCAAAGCGGCAACATCAAGAAATATTCTGTCGTGGGCGCCTATTCGGTCGAAACCGCCGACGCGGGCGTCGGCGAAATCGGCGCCAATGTCGGCACCGGCTGGGGGGCCTTGCCGGGCGCCGTGACCACCGCGCTCGACGCGTACCGGCGCGAAAGCCGGCTCGGCGTCGGCTGATGGCGCGGCTTCCCTTTCCCAATTCTGCGCAAATGCGCGCCGACGGGCTTGCGTCCTATGGCGGAATCGACGTTGCCGGCGAGCCCGTGACGATCTGGCAAGCGAGCCCCGCCGGCTTTGTCAAACACGGGCCGGTCAATGCGATGGTTTCCGCCTATCGCGTCGCCGAGCTGGTGCCCGGCGGCCCGATCGAACTCGGCGACTTGCGGTGCCTGATCTATTGGCCGACCTTTGCCGCGCTCGGCATCGGCCGGCGGCTCGAACGCGCCGACCGCATCGAATGGCGCGGCCGGCAATATGCGATCATGCAATTTGACGATGCCACGCATTCGGCGGCCGGCGCGATTTTCGCCGCGCTCGTCCAGCTAAGGGGTTAGCGGCGATGGCGCGCGTCACCCAAACCACGCTCGAACGCACGATTCCGATTAACGACATCGCCGACCTGACCGACGCCGTCACGTGGTTTCACGCGCTGTTGCCCGACACGGCCGAAGCGGAATTGGCGAGCGAGCAAAGCCAGGGCAATTTGCTCGATCCCGTGACCACGGTTGACGGCCGCAAAAGCGACGACATCGACGCCGTCAAGCTGTTCGGCAATATCACGTACAACGAAGCCGTCGGGCCGATCGACGAAGCGATTGCCGCCGCCTGGGCCTATGTCAAAAGCCGCGCGCCCCGCCGAACCGGGCACTATGCGCATTCGCTGCAATGGTTCGCCAACGGGCAAATGGTGAGCGAACCGCCGAGCGCGGCGCGCATTGGCCTGCGCGGCAATGCCGAGCTGATGGACCTCGCGCCTTATGCCGCGATGGTCGAAATCATGGTGCCCAATTCGGTGATTTACGGCGCCTATACCTTGCTGCGACGGCGCTTCGGCAAGTCGCTGTCGATCGGCTTTCGCTATTCGCACGCCGCCAAATTCGGCGGCTTCATGGTCGCGCCGGGCTTGCCGCAGCCAAAGCGCCCCTATGCAATCCCCGTGCTCTCGATCGGCAACCCGGTTTCGACGGTGAAACCCGGCGTTGCCCGCTCGACGCCCGGCTATAGCCTGCGCCGCAAGCGCGGCGTCGTGCGCAAGTATCTGCGCGCGAAAGGGCTCCTATGATTGGGGGGCTCCTATGACCGCGCCCGGCTTTCGCGCCGCGCTGCTCGCGCGCCTTGCCGCCAACTGGACGGCGACGCCGATTTTCGACCTGTCCGATTACGTCGCCTTTTCCGACATTCCGCAAGGCGACGCCGATGCGCTCTTGCTCGTGCAATTCATCGGCGGCCCGATCAACGCCGCGACGATCGGCGGCCCGGGCTCGATCGATTGGCGCGAGCAAGGGATCGCGATCTTGCACCTTGCGATGCCGGCCGGCGAAAGCTCGGCGCGCGCGCTCGACTATGGCGGGCAATTATGGGCGCTGTTGATCGGCCAACGGCTCGGCGATTTCACGATCGATTCTATGGAAAACTTTTCGGACTTCGCGGGCGCGGCGATCAAGCTCGACGGCCGCTGGCACGGCTGGTCGGCGAATTTGGGTTATACGTCAAACGTTTGCGCCTAGGCGCTGGGGAGTAAAAGCGATGTCAAGTGCAAATGCGGTCGAATTGGTCCTACTGCCCGAGACGACCTATGGGCAAACCCCGCCGCTCGCGACCGCGCAAGCGGCGCTCGTGCGCTTCACGACCGAAAACCTGTCGGGCACGCCGACGACGACGACCAGCACGGAAAACCGCGTCGACCGCATGAGCGGCGGCGAGATTGTCACCGGCCTGACTGTCGGCGGCGCGATCAATGGCGAACTGTCGCCCGATCCGGTCTATCAGCGCTTGTTGCAAATGGGGATGATGGACGCGACGCCGTCGCCCGCGAGCGTGCCGATCGATCTTGCCGGCGGCGCCTATACGAAAGACGTCACCAACCCGCAGCTCGCGACCCTGACAATTCCCGCTGGCGATATGAACGCCGACTTTACCGTCGGCGACATGCTCTGGCTCGACGGCCTCGCCGATGCCGCGAGCAACGGCGCCGCGCAAATCATCAGCATCGCTAGCGACGGATTGTCCGCGCAAATCAGCTCGCGGGGGAACGCCGTGACCGACGCCACGCTCGCCGCGCCGGCAACCGTGATGCGCCCCGAATTTGTCGAAATCGGCGTCGACACATTGTCGGCGACGCTGTCGAAAGCCTACACCGACGTCTTGCACGCGGCGACGACCGACGCGCATTCGCAGCGCTATGCGGGCGCTATCTGCAACGGCTTTGTCATCGGCCTGACCTACGGCCAAATCGTCACCTGCACCTATAACTTGCTTGCCAACGGCTACGTTCAAGAGGCGCCGAGCCTCGGGCAACAAATCGAAGCGGCGGGCGGCACCGTCGCCGACGCGGGCACGGCCAACGTGTTAAACGCGTCGGTCGATATGGGCCTCGTCACGGTCGACGGGGCGCCGACGTCCTATTGCATCGAAAGC